ACTGATACTTATCCAACATCGTCGGGCAAGTGCGCTGGAGACGGTTCTTCTTGTAGTCGCAGAGACGGAGAACCTCCTTCATAACGTCTTGGGAGTTGATGACAGTCGTGGTGTCGTTAATCGTGGCCGAAAGGGTGCTAACGAGCGAGTTCATCGGGAAGGCACAGACAGCACCGTCCTCCCCCAGCTGGAAGATCGGTTCTCCGATCTGAACGTTCCCCGCTGCGACGACCACTTGGAACTGGAGAAGGATGGTGTTCGTCATCTCCAGCTTACGATCCACAAAGACGTTCTCGGAAGGGACGTAGATGTTGTAGGTCTGCTGACTGGAGGTCGCCGCGATGGCGTTAAAGGGGGCATTCGTCAAACTCAATGCGCCACGCTGGACGGCATAACGAGGACGGTTCTGAACTATACGAGCGTCAAAGATGGCTTCCTTCTGGATATCGGCTGACATCTATATCCTAAGGGAAGATTCTTTTTTGGAATTAATTAGCTCAGTAGTCCGCCGACTTGCTACCCTTCACACGCTTGTGCCGGAACATTATCTTGAATGACACGTTGCTGAGGTTATACATTGGGATAGGGACAAGCTGATTGGTAAGGCGGTTTCGCCAGAAGACCCCCAAGTCAATGGAGCGGATCTCTTGGGGAGAGGCCGTAAGGGAGGTCATCCTATATTCGGCTAAGGGAGCGTAGTAGAGGAAGCGGTTGTAGGACGAAGTGCCTCCTTGCGTCAGATCCAGTGCCACATCCGTGATGATAGGCTGAAAGGCCGACTGTGAGGTAGGTGCGGAAATGGAAGTGTTGGACTGACCGATTATCACTGGGGTTGCCGTGGCCTCGTTGCGGACGGGGATGAGACTGGTCGTGAAGACGATGGAGGCCACGGGACTCCACAACTGACTGACAGATTCAAAGTCTTGCTGACACGTATAATACATTCGCTGGTAGTTGGGAAGTCCCACAATTTCGGGACCGGCTACCGCAGTGCCACCGGGAAATACTCCCGTGGATGGTGCGCCCACACCATTAATGACGTTCTGGAAGAACTTGTTGGTAATAAGAAGCTCATAGACATAGCCCTCTTGAACCGTCAAAGCACTATTAAAAAAGGGCAGAGAAGGCTGATTGTAGTATCTGTTCGGGAAGTTCCCCATCAATCCCCACATATTCGTATCCATAAAAAGGTGAGCCTCTACGGGAGATGTGGGGACAACAGTGGTTCCCGCGTAGGCGAGTTGATAGTAGTTGGGGCCATAGCCTTGGTCGGGGGCGGCAATGACTGAAAAGAGCTGACTGACGGGATCAAACGTCATCTGAGGGGCAAAGCTCAACTTGCTCCACCACGAGTTATCTGGGACAATGGTGCCGGAATACTTGTATTCCGCCATTCCCTTCCACGTAGTCTTGACCGTTGCTGCGGAAACATTGTAATATACACCGGGGCCAAGGGCGGGGCCACTGCTGACATACCATCGCACATAGGGAACTTGCTTAGCTCCCGTTGGAGCAGAGAGACCATTCACGATCGCATCGTAGAGATAATCATAGACTCGTTGGTTCGCCCCCTTATAGAATGTTCCAGTAGCGGGACTGGCCGCTCCCGCTTCCCACGTAGAGTTTATCATATCCACGACGGACTGATAGGAGTAGATGTTGTAGAAGCGACTGTTGGGGTTCAAGTCTTGTGCCACAGTGGGAGCCGATGGAGTGGGAGCCAAATAGGGGTTTTTGTTCTCGGGGATATAGACCAAGGGAGAAGGAGGCGGAGCTACCTCAAAGGTAATGCTTCGGGGAGTAAGACTCAAGTCCGAGAAGCCAAAGATCCCCGTATAAGTAATCTTAAAAGCAATGGCCGACTGATAGTTGGTGAGGCAAGGATCGCTCTGTCCCGTCTTGATGCTGGGAAGCCAGATGGGGATGGCCTTGGAGGGGCCGTTCATTGAAAAGCGGACAATAGAAAACTGATACTTACTTGCGTCCTTCACGAGTGCCGTATCACGGGTTTCGTTGAACTGAACCAAAGGCTGCTTGTAGGCCAGTCCAGCATCATCATAATCATCTACGCGGTTGTTAATCACATCGCCGTTGTAGTAGATGTAGTCGGGCAGACCATCATCTCCCACCCTACCGGCTTCTGAGCGATTGAAGTAGGATGCCATTCGTATCTATACTACAAGAAGAGATTATTTGCCAATCTTATCATACGTAATCGCCGAAACAAAGTCGTCCGGCGACATCCCACTGCCGTCCATCACCTTCTTATACTTTTGTAGGCTAAACGGGGCGTAGAACATCCGAACCGCGCAGTGCCGACCACACGTTGCCACATCCGCCCTATCCGTCTGAAAGGCGTGATTGTTATAGTAGATCGGCAGACCGCTCTGTCGGAAGAGCTGGGTCAAGTAGGGATGGCTGAGGTCTAAGGCCTCCAGACGGCTCTGGCTCAGCCCGTCCTTCTGCTCCTCGGGGGCTTCCCCGTAAGGATCAAAAAAGTCTATCCGGCTCGGTCGCCGAATCATACAACACCAATGCCCCATCGTGGGACTGGCATTTGGAAAGAGGATGATGGAACGACCTTTGCTGTCAAAGGCCTCGTCAATAGAGGACATTGTCTTGAGCTGTGGATAGGAGAGAATCTTAATGTCTTGTCCCAGTAATTTGCGGAGGTCATCGTCGCCAAGGGCATACTTCTTGACTTGTTTCAATCCACCTTTGGATGCCATCTAATTGGTGTAAGATTTTTCTAACTCCTTACTATAGAATGTCAGCCGCCGCTTCACTAACACCTTGGCAGTCCTACATCTTGTATAGTGCGGGGACATCCGTCCAATACTTTGGTCTGGGGTATGTCTCAAACACCCAGAACATCAACATTGTGCCGTTAAATGACGCATCGGGGAACTGGCTCCCCTTGACAACCGGTGGCCTCGTGGGTGGGGTTCAAACCATCTCCCAGAGTGGCAATACGGTTAGCTTGACACGGGGCGGGGCAGTGGATATCTCCACTACTACGAACGTAGCAAGTAATACCGTGAATCTGACGGAAATAGTCTTTGATACTGGCATCTTACAGACGAATGTGTTGGGGGATATGAGTGTAGCGGGAGCGACTGATTTAAGGGGCAGTGTAGGGGTCGGATCCGTCATTAGCCCTCGGAATCTTACGATTAACGGATCTCTCGTGGCGACCAGCATTACCGATGTCAATGCCTCGGTTGGCGACCCTACTTATGTTCTCACGGCCGGTAGTGGAGGACAGTTGTTATGGGCTGTCGGCGGAGGCGGAGGAGGCGGATCAACCGGGCCAACGGGTGCTGCGGGTCCTACTGGATCGGTAGGCCCCACGGGAGCGGGAGCAGACGGAGCGACGGGAGCTATGGGGCCTACTGGTGATATTGGCCCCACGGGAGCGAATGGGGCGGATGGAGCGACGGGAGCTGATGGTGCGACGGGAGCTGATGGTGCGACGGGAGCTACGGGAGCTGATGGAGCAACGGGAGCTACTGGAGCGGATGGAGCCACGGGAGCTACGGGAGCCGTTGGTGCGACGGGTAGTGCTGGTTATGTAGGCTACGGCGTTTTCAACTACAACAACGACATCCTTCCTATGGCAGACAATGACTGGGGGTTTTTAGGATTTGACCTCGTCATCGGCAACGATGTCGCTCAGCAGACCTTTCTGAATAGTATTATAAACCTATTAGATGCTGGGCGGCTTGTTCTATTAACGGCTCACCAAGGTATGATTACAGATCAGTTTATTCTAACGTCTTATGTGAATAATGGCGGCTATTACACGTTCCCCGTTCCTATGCTAATAGGCGCTTTATGGGTGAATGGCGATCCCACAACCTTCTATGCCTATCCATTCATCGTGGGAGCAACGGGCGCAGATGGCCCCACGGGAGCGAATGGGGCGGATGGAGCGACGGGAGCTGATGGTGCGACGGGAGCGACTGGAGCTGATGGAGCGACGGGAGCTGACGGCCCCACGGGTTCTGCGGGGACAGTCCTCAACTTCATCGGCAACTGGGTTCCCTCCTCTTATGTCGCCAACACAGTTGCCGTTTCCCAAGTGGATTTCAATACCTACGTCAGCACTCAGACAACGTTGAATGTGTATGATGATCCAGCGAATGACCCCACTGATTGGGCGTTGTTGGCTGTGAGAGGAACCACTGGCCCCACGGGAGCGAATGGGGCGGATGGAGCGACGGGAGCTGATGGTGCGACGGGAGCGACTGGAGCTGATGGAGCGACGG